TTAATAATGACACTTCTGTTACTGAAGCTATTTATGCAGCAGTCAGAAATCAAGCAGGTGCTAATGTTAATTCACAGGTGACAATTACAGCTTATGGGAATCAAGCCCTTACTTCCACCGGGTTGAGGACTACTCTTGGAATAGGAGAGTATGCCAACGATGCAGCTGCCGGAACAGGCGGAGTCGCCTCTGGATCCTTGTATTACAACACTGGATCTTCTAGTTATGTACTTAAGTCTTGATAGGTAGCCTAGTCCAGTTTTCGGTTAAAGATGAGTACTAGCAGAAAGCTGACGACAACTGAAATAAAAGAGGAGCTTAAATCAGCTGAAGTGTATCCTACTGGTCCGGTCTCTGCCTGGCCAAAGGAACGCCATGACGATCTTCTCGTTCGGATGAATGGCAAGACGTCTAAGCCCGTAAAGGCTACCTTCAACGATATGGCTAAAGGTCTCATGAAAACGACCGGCCAAGCCATTCGCCATGGTAAAGTTAGCGGTGAAATCAGGGAAGAACGTTACGCCACCTGTAAGGAATGTCCTTACTTTTTAGAAGAAAGCAAGCGTTGCTCTGAATGCGGCTGTTTCATGGAAGCAAAGACTTGGGTTGGTGGTAATCCTGACGAGCTATGCCCTAAGAAGAAGTGGAGCAGGTAGATGACTACCATCTGTCCAAATACTGGTGACATGACAACTTGCAATAAAAAGCCTCGTTGCAAGTGGGGTGAATGTGAAGGGCAAAGCTTGCCAGCTGATCCAGCAGACTACTGCCCAGCTGGTTATACCTTTAGGGAGGATTACTGCGATTGCCTTTCTGATGGGATTGGGCCTTGATTGGCATACTACGTCGAACTATTCAACCAGGCGTGACGCCTGGCTTTTTACATGGCTGAAGAGAACATGACTCCTGAGACAGAAGTCAACACTCCTCAAACTCCTAGTGACGATTTGATGCCACGGAAGGATGCAGAAAACCTGCTAAAAGCTCTCAAGGCTGAGCGTGAGTCCAACAAGCAATACCAGAGGCAGGTTAAAGAACAGGCTGCTCAGCTTGAGCGTTTCGCTGATGTGAATCCAGACGAGTGGAGTTCAATGCAAGCAGAACTAGCAAAAGCTTCCCAGCTTCAGCAACAGTTCTCCGAATCACGAGACGCTATTGAGCTTAAATACAGCCAGCAGGCAGAAGCATCTGCTCAAGAAGCGGCAGCGGCTAAAACAGCTCTTCAGGATTACCAAAAGAAATACGCCTTAGAAAAGGTTTTCAATGAGGTAGGAGGAAGAACGGACAGTGCTGATGGCGTAAGCTTTTTTGACATGATGGCTCAACAGGTTGGTGGTAATTTTCGTCTGGAACCTGACGGGTCTCTAACGGTCCTGGATGGCGGCGGGGATCCCGTACTTGATAAAGAGTCTGGCAAGCGTATTACAGCTCAAGACTACATTGGAGCGTATAAGACTCATCCAATCTATGGAACTTTCTTCAAGGGAACCAAGGCTGGAGGCGCTGGCATCGGGTACGGAGGAACAGACTCTAACGGGATAGTAACAGAAGACTTCGCTTCCATGAGTCGTGAAGAAAAGTTCTTAAAAGCTTTTCCTCAATAAGTTCATTATTAGCTTATTGGACCTTTGGAATAATAGAGTAGGCAACCCCGTAGGGCAACTTCGTGACGAAGAAGACTGAAAGGGTGCATTTTGTTGAAATGATCGTGATGGTCGTTGAAACCTAAACACCCAATTCTTTCTCTATTCGTTTTAGGTATTTATTATGGCGCTTACTCTATTAGAAGCACAAAAACATGCTGTTACGCCTCAAGAGGCAGCAGTGGTATCTGAGCTGGCTGCTGGTCCCTTGCTCTCAGTTCTCCCTTTCCGTGAAATCGAAGGCAATGGCTTTTTCTGGAAACGTGAAGAGAGTCTTCCAGACGTGGGCTTCCGCAATTACAACGGAGCTTTGGCTGAAAGCTACGGCGAGGTAAGTCAACAGTCTGAATCTCTAAAACTTTTTGGTGGAGATATCAAAATTGACCGTGCCATCATCGACATGGAGGGTCCTTCGGCTAAGGCTTATCAGATCCAGTCCCGTGTTCGCGCAATGCGTCTTGCTTGGGAATCACAGTTCATTAACGGCGACTCCAATCAGTCTCCTTCCGAGTTTGATGGTCTTGCTGCTCGCATTGCGTCAGGTTCTTCACAGTACTTCGCTAACGGCGGCGGTGCTCTTGATCTGGCCAAGCTTGACGAAGCTATCGATGCATGCGATGCAAACGGTGGTGACAAGTATCTTGTGATGTCGAAGTCTGCACGTCGTCAGCTGAGCGCCCTCGCTCGGGCTAACGGTCAGATCGAGATTTCACGTAACGAGTTCGGCTATCAGCAGCTCTCCTACGGTGGCGTTCGCGTCCTTGAGCTTGATCGCGACAACCAAAACGTTGCCATTCTTGATAGCAACCCTGCAGCTCAAGACTTGTATGTCGTTTCTTTCGGCAACGATCACTTGACCGGCATCCAGAACGGCGGCGTTTCCGTCCGTGAATTGGGTGAGTCCTTCTCCCAGCCTCAGATGATCACCCGCGTCGAATGGTACTGCGGTTTGGCTCTGGTCAACGGAAGAGCAGCTTCTCGCTTGAGCGGTATCGACGCAACCGCGTAAATACCACAGACAACTGAATAAACAGAAGGGGCGATTGAGCCCCTTTTTTAATGAAACGCATTATCTATCTTCTTAGGTAGCATAGTATGTAACGACCTCGCTCTGGTAAGGTCTTTCTTTCCTACATCTCTACATTTTAGGAGTTTAATCATGGCTGCACGTTCAACCGGTATTTTTCCTCGCGAAGGTTTTAACCTTGACGCTGAGACCGAAATCACCACCTCTTCTGCTGCTGCAAAAACAACCTTGGCTAAAGCTAAGACGATCCGTGTTATCGCAGTAAACGCTGGTAGCATCGACAATGGTGGCACCAACAAGATCACCGTAACCCTCGGCGGTCAAGACGTTGTTTTCAATCTTGCTGATCTCGACCCTAACGGTGTCGGCATTGCTCATGTCCGAGGCGCCCTCTGCGACGCTGACAACAATGTTCAGTATGTCCTTGGCGGCACAGCTACTGTTTCCGGTGTGTATTACGAGCTTGTTGACGGCCCTCGTCGTTGATTTAGCAGGCTAAAGCAAGTAAAAGACATAAGGGCTTCGGCCCTTATTTTTTTGTGCCTTGGAAGCCTAACGAAGCATTGATTCACTTTAAGATGGCTCATCTTAGCAAGCTCCCTACATGGTTCGTAAAAGGCAAGGAGCGCAGGGCGGCTTACTTTACGGTGCAGGCCAGGGAGTTTCGCGAGATGGGCTTCGAGGAAGAGTCTGGAGAGAAAAAAGCCGAGGCTCGTAAACCTATCAAAAAGCAGCCTGAGATTTTAGTTGAGGCTGGCACTACGGCTTACGATTCTACTGATGCCACCCAGGAACCCCTTGCAGAAGACGGCGATCTCGATGCAATGACCAAGGCTGAATTACTTAATTGGGCTGCGAGTCAAGGGCAAGACTTAAAAAGCTTTTTGCCAAAATCTGAAATCTTAAGCCTCTGCAAAGAGATTGAGTGCGATTAAAGCTATGGAAATTACATACTCAACAGGCCCCAGATATATTGACGGTATCAATATTGATATTGATTCAAATTCCGCAATTCCTGTGACTCTTAGGGAGCAACAAATAAACGAGCCAGTCACTGGCTTAGGTGGAATAGGTTACGCCCCTGGGCAAGAGAACCGAGATGGGACTGACCTGTGACGCAGGCTAATCTCAAAAATAGCAAGGATAGCTATCGTTTAACAGTCAGAAAGACTCTTATAAGCTGGGGTTTCTTTTGTTTTTTCGCTGGTTGCGCTTCTGCTGTTATTGCTTTTTCTTTTGTAGAATGTAGTGGTAAACTATCTACAGGCGGATCAACTGCATGCCAGAACACTTATTTCCGCTTATTATGGCTGTAATGCTTGGCTGGGGTGGTTTTACATGGAGAAAATCAGAAGAGGCTCTTACTCAATCGAGAGAAGCGGCTGACAAAATTGATCAAGTGGAGTTGAAAATGGCAGAGCAGTACTTGACAAAACAAGAATTTGAGAAGTCGATGGACAGGCTTTTCGGCGTATTGGGTGACATGAAAGACAATATAAGGTATTTAACAGAACGTGTTGACTATCATGTTATCGAACAAACCAATGAGTCAAAAGAGCTTCGACGCAAACTGAAAGGATTTGAGGATTATTAAAATGGCCGCCAAATCACGCACAGCTAAATTCTATGCAAGCAACCCAAAGGCAAGAGCCAAGAAGAAAAAGTACGACGCAAAGTATCACAGCACTGAAGAACGTAAGAAGTACCGCAGTGAATTAAATGCTGCTAGGAAAAAACGCAAAATATACGGCAAAGGTGGCGGAGATCTTTCTCACACCAAGGGAGGAGGTCTGGTTAGAGAGTCCGCTTCAAAGAATCGTGCTCGCCAAGGTGCCAACAAAAAATCAACCAAGAAGTAATCATGAGTACTGCAACCAAGCGTGATCCTGAGAAGTGGGCAGCGGCCAAGGCTAGGGCTAAGCGCAAGATGGGTGGCAAGTGGAGCGCCAGGGCAGCACAGCTAGCTGTAAACTACTACAAGAAGTCTGGCGGAACTTATTCTGGTTCCAAGAAGTCTGACAACAAGCTTACAAAATGGACAAAGGAGAATTGGCGCACTCGTGACGGCAAAAAAGCAAAACGCAAAGGCGGCACAGCTCGATATTTGCCCGACGCTGCATGGAAGTCGATGAGCAAGGCCGAGGCAAGAGCAACGGATCAAAAGAAACGTGCTGGAAGTCGTAAAGGCAAGGGAGTAGTTGCCAATACACGGAAAGCTAAAAGAGCAGGCAAGCGAGCCCGGAGTTAACTATGGCAACGAAGAAACCAAGCAAAAAGGATCCGCGTCTTGGAAGGGCTGGCGTGTCTAGTTACAACAAGCCTAAGCGTACGCCTAATCACCCCAAGAAATCTCACATTGTTGTTGCCAAGGAAGGTGACAAAATCAAAACCATTCGCTTCGGCGAGCAGGGCGCGAAAACCGCAGGCAAGCCCAAGACCGGAGAATCATCTCGCATGAAAAAGAAACGTGCGAGCTTCAAAGCCCGTCATGCTAGGAACATCGCCAAAGGCAAGATGTCGGCAGCCTACTGGGCTGACAAAGTTAAGTGGTAATTTAGGAAATCTATGCCGTTACCACTTATAACCGCGAAAGCGTCAAAGTCTATGCCATACGGAAAAGGTACTTACGGATCAAAAAAAGGACGTCCACCTGCAAAGAAGAAAGGCGCTAAGAAAGAGATGCCTGCTTTCATGAAAAAGAAAGGAACGAAGAAGAAGTAGAAAGCTCTTCTGGCTTTATTCTAATTACCCGAATAAGGCCAAGAGACTTCAAGATCTGCTTTCCATGCGTTAAGGTCAACGGGAGTCTTCGCAACATAGTCACGAAACAGGCTTTGCATCTCTTGTAAAGAGATACCGACCTCGTTGGCCATCAATTTAACGTTACTTTGTCCTCTGAAAAGAACGATCAAAGCTTCTTCAATCGTTTTCTTCATCCAACCAAGGCGCTCTTAATCCCATTTTACCACCGAGAGGCGTTTCTCCTTTCTTTTCCCAGTAGGTCGGTTTGTCAACTTCAGCTGCCTGGACTAGATCTTCAATCTGCCTGTCCACATCTTGCAGCGTTACGTTGGTTTTGTAGGCAATCCAGTGACACCACCAGTTGTTGTGGATCATCTGAAGCCATTTGTTATCGACAAAGTAGCCGTGACTCCAGATTGTTTTGATGATCTCGACGACGAGACCTTCCCATATCACTTCTTAGGAGTGTCAGAAGGATGAGGGAATGCTATCCGCAGGGTCTTGAGAATCGAGTCAAGCAAGCCATTGCCTTTTAGGGGCGTAAACGGCAAAATTTCAGAAGCAAGAAATAGCACTAGGCCGACAACAATTGTGGGTTCCATTCCATGGGCTCCATATACACCCATATTATTCCGACGTAGGAATCCTAGCGGGAGACAGTGTGGCTATGATCTTTTCCAGTGCAGATATATTACGCAAGCTTGAAAGCGATGCAATTATCGGCCAATGCGCTCGGCTTATCATTGTTGACGGCAAGCCTGGATTTGATGTTGGCGAATACCTTTACGTTTATATTGACAGATATGCGATTGTCTCTGATTTTGAGGCTACTTGGAAGATTTGGATACTTGACGGGGGCTCTGATTTAGCAGAGCTTGCCTTACAGGCAATCGCTTCAATACTTCCAAACTTCAAGAAAGACAAAAATTACTATACGACTACAGATTTTGCTAGTAGCAAGACCTTTGTAAAGCCTGAAGTTGTTGATCAACTTGAAAAACTAGCTTCAGAGCGTCAATCTATCAAAAAAGACTTCAAGGGTCTTTCTGATGTTTTAGAGGACAGGCTGAAGGGCCTTAAAGCACCTGAGGACGGCACTCCTGGCAGAAATGCCTACGAGATTGCCGTAGAGCAAGGCTTCAGCGGAACAGAAGAAGAATGGCTAGAATCACTTAAAGGCAAGCCTGGAAAACCAGGGAAGCCTGGAAAGCCAGGAAAAGATCTAACGGCCACCAACGTAAACCTGGAAGACCTTAAAGATGTTGAGATGGGCTTGGCCCTGAAGAAAGGTCAGGTTCTTACCTATGATGGAATTGGCGGTTGGACTAACCTACACGTACCACAACTCACTGCTTTCGGAGGCGGAGGCGGAGGCGGAGGAGGAGGCGGAGGAGGCGTACCCGAGGCGCCTCAAGACGGGGGTTTCTATGTAAGACAAAATGGCGAATGGATAAATCTTGTAGTGGCTATGGGTATCATGGATAACCGTGACTTCGATGCAGGCAACTTCACCACTGGCCAGTCTGACTCTATAGATAACACCGATTATGACGGCGGCAATTTTTCGCCCTAAGGAATACTAGTATGACTAGAGGATACTAATGACAGTACCATCTCCAAGAAATGCTATAAGACCGGCTAGAGGAAACTTTAACGACTTGGCTGCTGCCATATCTTCTTTGAAAGACGGTGAACTTTGTTACGCAGTTGACAGGGACATTCTTTATGTTAACGAGAGTGGCACTCTTGTCCCTACGGGTGGCGCCAGCCTTGCCGGTTTGAGTGATGTTAACATATCTTCTTTGTCTGATGGAGATGCTCTTGTTTATAACAATAATGCCTGGTCAAATGGCGGAATGATCAATGGTGGTGCTTTTTAAATCTAGGTATCCTAAACTGAAATAGGTTCAGATACAAATGGCCAACGAGATTCGCATCAAAAGAAGGGCTGCTAGCGGATCAGCTGGTGCTCCTTCTGGTCTAAAAAATGCTGAACTTGCTTATAACGAAGCTGATGACATACTGTATTATGGTGCTGGAGATGATGGCAGTGGCAATGCTACAAGTGTTAAGTCGATTGCAGGCGAAGGCAGTTATGTAGCTCTCACAGGCAACCAGACTGCCACTGGAACGAAAACTTTTAGCGGAACTCTGAACGCCTCGGGGACCCTGCAAATTGGCGGGGTAGCAGTGACGGCAACCGCCGCTGAAATCAATAAAGTTGGTGACCTAGGCACGTTTTCAGGCTCGACTATTACCGACAACGCAGTGCTGGTAACAGCGCTTCAGGAACTGGAGACTGCTTTAGAAAATGGTAGCGGAACCCTGACTGGCGACAGTGGCACGGCTGCTTTTTCGGGTGGAACTGTTACAGTTGCTGGAGGCACAGGCTTAACATCAGCTGGCAATGCCAATACTCTTACTGTTAATCTTGACGACACAGCAGTTAGCGCTGGCTCCTACGGCACAGGCGCCAATGTTCCGACCTACACGGTCGACGCACAGGGGCGATTAACGGCTGCGTCAAATACCGCGATCAATATTGTCCATACGCAGGTCTCTGACTTTGATGCCGGTGTCCAGACCAACCGCCTAGATCAGTTAGCTGCTCCTACTGCAGATATCTCTTTAAACAGTCAGAAGATCACGGGCCTGGCTGATCCGGTAAATGATGGGGATGCTGTCAATAAGGGCTATGCAGATGCGCTCGCTAACGGCCTTGATGTCAAAGCCAGTGTCCGGGCGGCAACTACTGCCAATATCACTCTCAGTGGCACTCAGACGATTGATGGCATCTCTCTTTCGGCTGGAAATCGAGTCCTAGTCAAGAACCAGACAAATGGTGCTCAAAATGGCATCTATGACGTCGCCTCCGGTGCCTGGTCTCGATCCTCCGATGCTGACAACAGTCCTGCGGGTGAAGTTACTAGCGGAATGTTCACTTTCGTTGAAGAGGGAACTGCTAATGCCGACGCGGGCTATGTTTTACAGACGGCCAACCCAATCACTCTCGGCAGCACAAGTCTAGTCTTTGTTCATTTTTCTGGAGCTGGTCAAGTTTCAGCAGGCGCTGGTCTTACTAAGACTGGAAATACTATAGATGTAGAGACGGCTAGCAGCGCTCGAATCGTCGTCAATGCAAACAACATTGACCTGGCAACGGCTGGAACAGCTGGCACTTACAATGGTCTCACAATTGATGACTACGGTCGGGCTACGGCTTTCTCAAGCCCTACAACCCTTGCTGGTTACGGTATCACGAATGGACAGCCGCTAGACGCAACGCTTACAGCTTTAGCTGGGGTTACTGTAGCAGCTGACGAGTTAATATACGCGACAGGCTCTGATGCTTTTTCTACAACATCATTTACTACTTTTGGTCGTAGTCTTGTAGATGACGTAAATGCTAGCGCAGCTCGAACAACTTTAGGTCTAGGTAGCATGAGCACTCAAAGCGCTTCTGCAGTCGCCATTACAGGCGGAAGCATAGACGGAATAACCATCGATGGCGGAACTTTCTGAACCCTGACAGAACAAACTGGGGCCATTGGCCCCTTTTTGATGCAATGGAATACTAATCCGATCGCCTAGATAGGCACAAGCGAGTCAAGCCAAATGGCATCCCCCATCAAGATTAAGCGTTCGTCCGTAGCAGGGAAGGTCCCGACAACAAGCGACCTCGACCTAGGCGAGCTAGGTGTGAATACTAATGACGGCAAGCTTTTCCTGAAGAAGGATGATGGGACTGCGGCCATTGTTGAGGTTGGAGCTGGCGGCAGCGGAACAGCAACACAAATTACGGTTGCAGACGAAACTTCAGACACCAGCTGCTTCCCCGTATTTGTAACTAATGGCGGAACTCAACCCCCAAAATGTGATTTCACAAATTTTCAATACAACTCATCAACGGGCAACTTAACGGCCACATCTTTTACAGGCTCAGCGTCTGGATTGACAGGAATACAGCTAACGACAGCGGATGAAACTTCGGACACTACTTGTTTTCCTGTTTTTGTAACTGATGGCGGAACGCAAGACCCGAAATGCGATTATTCAAACTTTTCGTATAACAGTTCAACCGGAAATTTAACCGCAACTAAATTCACAGGCGACGGCTCTGGGTTGACCAATCTTCCTGGTGGAGGTGGAGCCACTGACCTGAGCTATACAGACGCAACGCGGGTAATTGCTAGCAGTACAGGGACAGACGCCACCCTGCCACTGATGAGCAGCGGAAACGCTGGGCTAGTACCAGCATCGGGAGGAGGCACGGCTAATTTTCTACGAGCGGACGGCACATTTGCGGCTCCTAGTGGTGGTGGAGGAGGATCTGCAATAAGCAGTGCTGTTTACACAGGACCAGCTGCTGCTACTACTGTTGATTCAGAATCTTACTCTACTCTTGATATTGATACAGCCGTTGGTTCAACTACGGGGTTTAGCAATACCAATGGACTAGTTACTCTTGGTGCCGCTGGTACTTACCTGGCAATGTGTACTATCGTCGTCAATGGTGATGGGGCAGGCACCTTTAGGTGGACTGGAGAACTAGAAGTCAGGCAAAACGCAACAACACTTGGATCGGTCCAGGGTGGTTACATTAGAAATGCTGGTGGATCAGAGGAGACCTACCTTTCAATTAGTCGGGTCATTACTACAACAAATTCCACCAGTACAGTTGATTTTAGGGTTAAAAAGGTTGGTGGATCATCGGAATCTGCATCATTAGTTCAAGATTTATGTACGATTCAAATAATTAAACTTGACGGAGCCGTAGGTCCGGCAGGCCCGAGTGATATTCCGCAGAACAGCCAAACGAGCGCATACACCCTTGTTGCAGGGGACAGCGGCAAACATATTAATATAACTACTGGGGGAGTTACCGTTCCAAGCGGTGTATTTAGCGCGGGTAATGCAATTACTATCTATAACGATAGCGGCAGCAGTCAAACAATTACGCAAGGCAGTAGTGTTACATTAAGGCTTGCAGGATCTGCAAGTACAGGTAATAGGGCGCTGGCGCAATATGGACTGTGCAGCGCACTTTGCGTAGCAAATAATGAATTCGTAATTAGTGGAGCAGGATTAAGCTAATGGGAGTTATTCAATCATTTTTTGGCGGCTATCCAACAACGTCAACCACTCCTACCTCTATTTGGAGTGTTCCTTTTTCAAATTTTGTTGAGGGAGAAAGCAATTACACCATTAGCAATCTACAAATAGGCGATCTAGTATTTTTTATCAGCACTGAGTCTAACGAAGAGCAAGATCCAATCCCTGGTTGGACATCCTTGATATCTGGCTTTAACGATCCAGAAGCAATGGCTTCTTTTAGGAAGGCGATCGTAGACACTTCTTTTACGATTCCAAGCAGTTGGTACGGCGATGCCGAATCCGACAATTTTGCTGTCATAGTAGTAAGAAGCACTAAAAATACAATCACTGTTCTCGATCAAGCAGCGATTGGCTCATCTAGCACTGGGTTCCCCTCAATTCCGTCGAGCAATTTTGGAAATCAAGCAATCCCATCATTAACGTATGATCCATTCACATTAGCCATTGGCCTTTATAATGACGACGATGTCACTTCTTCGAGTGCCCCTACATCTGATTGGACATATTTAGGCTTGTCTAATGAAGGTAGCAGCACAGTTGTAAGCGCTTATTCCCTAGAAGCCAGTTCAGGCGATACAGCTCCTCCTGGCGCAGGTAACTCGTTTGGCAATCCAAGCAGCGGAAGTGATAATAACGCTTCCATAGTTTTGTACGCATCAACAGACGATCGCACGGTCAGAACATGGTCGATTGTTGACTCTGTTTTTCAAGATTTAGAAGATGACGGTACGGGGCTGACCGTAAACAATTTGCAGCAAGGAGATTTCGTCTATTGGACCCAAGCCGGTGACAATGCTGGAAGCATCCCAACAGCAAGCGGCTGGTTTAGCACGTTTCAGGACAGCGACAACACACCTGCATTTAAGGAACAGGTTCAGACTGTCGGCTCTGGCGTCACATCAATATCTGTAACCTGTGAGTCTGACTGCGAGGTTGGCGCGTTGATCGCATTTAGGTGCAGTTCTGGGTCAACAACTCTGGAATCGTCAGCTTATGCGCTTACAGAAGGCACTAGCGGTGATCCTGTCGTTCCCGATCAGCACTTCGGGACTCTCGGAACCAGCCTGCCACTGACTTCAGAAAATGATTGCCTATGCGTTGTGACTGGTTATCTAGATGATGATGACATCAGTTCATGCACGGCCCCAACAGGTTTGACGTTGGCCGGGTTTGCGGGAGGAAATAGATTTTTTGGTTTTAACCAAAGCTCGCTCATGATCGCGTACGGAGTCTCGCTCGAAGGCGAAGCGGGTCCACTGGCTGGGGGCAGGGCATGGACAACTAACGGCAGCGATGATTGGAATTGCACGGCTTGGTACGTCAACCCCTCGTAAGTCATGGATAAAAATCGCTTTTGGCAACTTTTCTTTGACGCTGGCAAAAAAGCTGGTGCGAAGTTTCCTGACACAGTCGCAGCTCAGGCTGCCCTGGAATCTGGGTGGGGCGCCCACTTGTCCGGCAAAAATAACTACTTTGGGATAAAAGGGTTGCCTGGGACTGAGGTTCGCACCCGAGAGGTTTACGATGGCAAAGAGGTCTTTATTACGGCAACGTTTAAGGATTTTATTTCGCTTGAAGAATGCGTCCAGTATCTTGTAGATCGCTGGTACAAGGATTACAAAGGCTACAAAGGCGTCAACAACGCCAGGAGTCGCAATGACTGCGCTTACGCCCTTAAGCTTGAAGGCTATGCAACGGATCCCATTTACCCACAACTCTTGATCGATCTCATGGACAACAACCAAGCAACTAGCAAGGCCGACTACTTTCTCGAAAAAGCCTCGCTTCATGACAAGCAAGAAGAGCATCAGATCCACGCCTGGAGAGAGCTTGAGGACGACCTGACAGAAGCACAGCTCAAGAGGTTCAAGGACAGCTTCAGGAGCGGCCCTGAGGAGGCTAGCAAGCCAAAGTTTCCTCTCGATGTAACCTATTTCTATCAGTTGGACAGCACTACCGGGCATGCCGAAAGGTCTTGTTTTTCCAGTAGCATGGCAATGGCATTGGATTACGTTAATCCTGGAAAGTTTGAAGATATGGATGACGACGATTATTTGCGGATTGTCCTCAAGTATGGTGACACCATCTCGTCTACAGCGCAACTTGAGGCCGCTCAGTCTTTAGGGTACGATGTTGAGTTCTTTACCAACGGATCAGAACGAAATCTCTTAGATATGCTTAACAACAATACGCCAGTTCCGATCGGAGTCCTGCATAAAGGGCATGTTGACTCAGCATCGGGAGGAGGGCATTGGGTCTGCCTTACGGGAGTAGACGAAACTCATTTTTGGGTTAATGACCCATTTGGGGAGATGGACCTTGTCCGGGGAGGCTATGTTTCAAATGGACCCAACGCAGGATATCAGGTTAGATACAGCAGGAAAAACCTTATGAAGAGATGGTTGATTGACGGTTCTGGCCAAGACGGCTGGGCAATGTATGTAAAAAGTTGATTGGTATACTTTTGCTAGAATGATTAGAGTAATTGCAGGTATTTTTGTCTTGGCTCCCTGGATATTTCTTTGACGGCCACAGGCTTAGGACGACAGGCGCTGCGCTCAATCCTACTATGCACATTAACCCTGTTAACGGTGAAGTCCGTTACTATGTTCGTCCCATTTTTGAGAACGGGTTTCAGATCGGATTATTCATTAGACACCAAGGAATTCTTGACGCAATATCTCGTGGCGATCTCTAGTCGTCTCGGAAAGACTTGTATGTAAACCCGTCAATAGATTCCACTACAGACCTTAGATGAGAATGAACATCTTCTTCTTCCCATCCAATATCAAGCAAAAGAGCGGTTCCGATAGCCTCAATCGCGTCGGAATGAAGGTCTGTCCAACCGCCTACCCTTCTTGCATCATCACGAACCTGATACGAAGAACTCAACAGTTTCAGTTCCATTGCTTGAACCCCTAAGTCAAAGGGATCGCTTTCTCCTTCTGCTTCGACTTGCTTTGCCCTTGCTGGGTCAATTGTTTGCATAATAAAGAAACCGACGTTTGCCAAAAGGACTCTGTTCCTCTGAGCAAGCCATACCAAAACAGCTGAAGGCACCCCGAAGACTCGATCACTGCACCAGATCAAAGAATATGTCACTGTAGCGACGGCATCAAAAAAGAACTTTTGCATGTTTGTCTTTATTCATATACAGTTTACCTTAGATTTTTAATAAAGTGTCATCACGCATGACAGAGACATGGGGATAATCCATGACAAGTTCCGAGCATTCCACATAACTACCAACATCTCTTATCCCGTTACCACTCCATACAGCTTGCCGACCGCGAGTCTTGCTGTGCCAAAACTCAAGGTCACGATTTTGGTTAGGGCTGTCTTCGGTGGCGCCTTTTTTGCGGACCATCCATACACCATGAGACAGATGAGCAATGGCATCAGTGCCTCGAATCTGATCGGTGCTAGGGGCTGGACGCTTAGACCCCTGCAAGCGCTCTTCATTCATGCCCACTCTGTTCATTTGAGCTAGTACAATCAAATCAATGCCAAGCTCTTTGGCAGCAGTCGTGAGTTTATAAGCCCTTTCTTCAAGCATTGAAGCCTCTCCATGTGGTGCGTTACGGTGACGACTCAAGCAGTGAAAATGATCTACTACGGCAGCTCTCATTTCAGGGCTTTTAGCTTTCATTGAGCGTAAATTATTGATCACTGCATCAACGTCTGCCGCCCAAGGGGCCTCAACGAAGATCTCTCCACCTGTCTGCTGCAAAGCACCGCAAGCATCTTGAATGTAAGAGGCTATATCGACCCTCTTATGGTCAGGGGCTTGCTTGATATTGCCTACAGATGCCCATGCAGTGTTTTTGTTGAACTTCCTGGTAGCACAGGACCAGATCCGAGTCCAAATCTCTTCTTCATCAAGTTCTGCAGAAATGTAGCCAACCTTTAGTCCTCCCGAGGCCAGCCCAACGGCGGCTTGAACCGCAAGTATTGTCTTTCCGACTCCAGTACGAGCTGCAAGAGTAAACAAGCGCCCACCGCAGAATATTGTTCCAGGAGGATATACGCCGCCTTCCATGTCTAGGTCCATAGCATGAATGCCAGTACTTATTGGCTGAACCTGTTCTTTTGCGTTCAAGAGCCTATCAATCATACCAGGCTTGCCATTGACGCCATAGAGAATGTCTGTAGAGTTCTTGGCATTGCCTTGTTGTCCCACTGAGCCTCGAAGCATGCCCAGGCATTCCATTAGCTGCCTCTGCTGAAATTCGATGGATTTCTCAAGCTTGGTATCTGCTTTTTGAACCTGAGTGATTGAGTGAATCATCTCGTGGTAAAGCGCTTTAACACGAGCTTGTCGAAGCAAGTCAAGAGCGACTGCCCATTCCGACTCAGCATCCCCGTAAGCAGACATCGCATCAGGCGCTGTCAAATTTCCCACGGCTCTATTGAAGTCGATAATAGAAACACGGCGACTGCCAGGTTCGAGCAATTCGTAACTGGCTATCAAAGACTCACGGTTAATCAGTTGAGCATTGCGTTCACCAAGATAAGTCCTGTCAATCTCGTTGCCGATCGCCTTAAGGTCTGGTGAGGACCAAAGATTCAAAGGAACGGCTTGGTTGTGCGCCACACCAAAAGCCACACGCAAGGAAGACCAGAGTTCCTGGGCTGCCCCTGAGGGGGAGTTTAAGATACGACACAGTACGATCGCCTCTTGGTCTGTCGTGTCATCAATTTCTACAGCAGTTGTTGGTTGAAGTTTTTCTATTATGCGAGCTGCGCCAAGAATTGTTTCAACTTCTTCTTTAGCGCAGTCTGTAATTTTGCCATCTTCTTCGGTTAACAGACCTAGGTCAACAGCTTTTTGAACGTAGAAGGGTAGACTCATGGCAGGTAGCGAAATTTGCGAGTGGTTTGATCATTGTGGCCAGTCCAGTGATGAGGGATATTGCCTCCTTCCTTAACCCAGATATACGCTGCTTCAGTATCGGTCTCTTCTCCTGCTCTGTCGAGTGACTCCCAATAATCAGCTGAAGTCTTGAAAATTATTTTACTTGATCCGTAATGACCATCGTACCACTTTAGCCAAAACTCTTCGGAAAGATAGTCAAATTTCCGTTTTTCCTTATAAGGGGACTTGTAAAGTTTTTCGACATTTTGAAATTTCTTATCAGGCAGCTCTGCTGACCAGCCAAACACGTTGCTGGCTTTGAAGTTTTGAATAGACCACCAAGGGTCAGCTTTTACTGCACCTAAGACTTCAGCAATAAAATCAGGATATTTCGGTCGCTCTATGCCCAAGCGTTTAGCTTGCGTTTCTATGGCAATAAACAAAGGCAAAGGAAAACTGCCGTCAAGGCGCAGATAGCTTTCTGGTTTGTTTTCATTCCACGCTTTCTTGATTGCAGTCATGGATTCTTTTTGGGTGATGCCACTTGGCTTTCTTTTCGCCTGAGCATTCGTTTCGTCGGCTATATCCAAGCTCTTATCTATCGGAATTTCGTCCGAGTAAGGGATGACAAGCTCGCAACTGTGCTGATTTCCCTTCAAGCCTCCTGCTGCTTTCAGCCTGCGAACTCGTGCCATGAAAGTGTTGTAAGGGATATGGTAAAGCTCGGAAATTATTACCATGCCTCTCGGGCTGTCAAACAATCCGTCTCTGCATACGCTGGCTATCATCAGCCAAGTATCCCTATCAGCTGGAGACAAGGAGCTTTCTAGCAGGCCGTTCGGCAAAATAGTGAAATCCTTAGATGGCTGGGGTGCCTTCAAGCGCATAGGAAGCCTTTCCAGAGGAGCTTCATGATATCACATCCTGTGCCTGTTGTCCATATTCAACATGTACGCCATGCACATAACTCATGGACGAGATGCACAGGATTTATGGACGAGATGCACAGCCCTCTTATATCTAATACATTAATACAAATCCAATACACGCGAGGATGATGAAAAGGCCAAAGGACTGGAGGAAGCTGGTGACCCCTGTTTACCTGGAAGAAGGCAGAGCGATTGGAAGGATGATCATGTACGACCGAAGCAAGGAGGAATACCTCTGGTCGTTGCTTGGAGGCACCGGAATATGGCCCAGGTGGTATCTCAAAGCCTTTGCTATCCTGTATCGCGAGGAAAACCTAAAGGAGTACAACACTCAAAGATGCAGGAAGTACGGACGAAGAAAAAGAAAGGAAAGGATGCTAGCAAAATGTCAAGAGTCAATGGCTAAAGCAAGTTCTGAGATTGCAACGTGATAGCCTGTAGAGGCCCAAGAGTGACAAGCATGACAAGCATGACGATCCCAAACCTTGCAGGAGTCGCCAGTAAAGACTTAGTTGAAAAGATTGGATCAGGCAATTACAGCGCTGCTTATATCAACTGGTCTAGGACCATGAACCTGTTGCGACAACATGCACCCAACTGGTTGGTTGATTACGTGCCTGCAAAAGACGGCAGCTTGCTTCATCAAGCCCCTGTGGGCGCTTACCTGCTGATTCGTTTCACAAACTTTGAGACCGGTTTCTCCACGCCTGCCTTGCCTCAGGCCGTAATGGATAACAGGAATAAGAGCATTCCTTTGGAGCGGATCACCTCTCGCGACCTTACCGACACTCAACGTCGCGGTATGTGCATGGCGGCTGCTATGCACTTTGGCTTGGCTTACGAGCTGTGGGCGAAGATGCCACTTGAAAGCGGCTACAGGGCCGCAGGCTCAGAAGAGGCACCTGTGGCTCCAAAAGCAGTGCGACCTCGGGGCGACTCTAGGGGCGACTCTGGGGGCGAGCCTGAGGCGACGGAAACTTCCTTTCGAGAATTCCTTCTTGCGCGAGGGGTGCATACGGATGCAATCTCGGAATGCGCTGAAATCGTCGTCACCAAGCTTGGTGGCAACTGGGCAAAAGGACAGGAACAGGTCGGAAGTCTTTCGGCAGACGAACTCAACGCCAAGTATGGCCCTGGAGACCAGGAGGGCCATGGAAGTCTTTCGGCAGAGGAACTCGACGCCAAAAGTGGAGACAAGTTTTGACCTAGAGGAAGCCGTTTATGAGCTGTCAAACTTCTTCGTTGGCTCAGCCATAATCGAACCTTAAGGATTGGGCCTCTTGCAGGCCCTTTCTTGTGCTATGATCCTAGAGTCTCAAACCAATCAGCAACCAACAATGGATTCATTGTCATTTTGGCTAAATTCAGCTGGCGCCAAAGCCATCAGCCCAGAGCTTACAGCGGCTCTAGCTGCACAACTTGCAAACACAAAACCAGGCTCGGTAAAGCACACCAAGATTGTTAATCGCATGTGCGAAGGCAACCTTAAGCTTCTTTATGCAACCACAAAGTCTTACTCGGACAAGCGCCGACTTGTTTGGGGTACAGAGCTTAGCCTAGATCTGTTGCAGGCTGGATACTTTGGTCTTCGCATTGCTGTAGAACGCTATGATCTAGCTCGGGGAAACAGATTTTCTACTTGCGCTGTTCCATGGATTCGTCAGAGAATTGGTCGTTATCTTTTGAATAAAGAGTCACTTATTTATGTTCCTGAAAACGTTGCAAGGGAGGTTTACCATCGTCGTCACAACGAAGGCAAGCCTAGCAACTGCAAGAATGCGCCAAAGTCTGAAGCGGTTTTAACTGCTGCAGAAGAGGTCATGGGGCAATTCTTGTCTTTAGACGCTCGTTGCAATGAAAAAACTTGTCTAGCGGATTTTGTGGAAGCGCCTGACACTTCTAATACGTTTAAGCCATCGAACGAAAAGAAAGAAAAAGTTAAAGCTGTTATGGAGAGAGCCAACATAGAGCCAAAGGTGCAAGAATTTCTTTTAGAATACTCCCGTGATGGGAACCTTGCGAGGGCAGCTTCAAGAACAGGTGTACGCATTAGCAGCTGCGGGAAAACCTATCGTGCTGCGATCCAACGATGTCAGGAGGTGGTACACTGAGTCAGTAATACTAGGGACCCCACCCATGGCTCAGGTTAATCTTTCAGGTACAGTGGTTTGCAAGGAGGGTACTCCAGCCGTAACTCTTAAAACGCTTGGCGAATCTTACACCATTGCGGAGTTTTCGGTGCGTGACACTGAATACTTTTATTACAAAGGTGATGATAAGCCTGGTCAGTTCTATCGTGTGCAAGTAGGAGGCAAACAGGCTGAGTATGTTTCAAATAGTTTGAATCGCGGGGATTTTGTCTGCGTCACAGGTCAATTAGTTCAAAACGTCTTCAATGACAAAACCTACCTCAATGTCAAAGACGCTCGCGTAAACCAACCCTATAAGGAGAAGAAGGAAAAGCTTGAAGAGGAAATCCCTTTTTGACGAAACGAAAGTTTTGTGATATAATTAGGAGGCCCCGCCTCCTTTTTTTATGTCTTTTGGCTTTCAGGTCACAGACTCGGAGAACTGCCCTGGCACCACCGGGCTCCTTATTGACAACACTCCACCCCTCACGGTGGCGCACGTTCGTCCGTTCGTATGGGCTATCCTTCTCTACCGTGGAGCGGTCCATAGCTGGGAAGTCGTCAATGCTTTGTCAGCCGTATGCCCCACTTCTGATATGAAGATTGTTGAAGATGACGATGACGATCGAACAATGGCAGAAATTTGCGTTGATACGGTCCTTGCGGAGATGATAATAGAAGGCTTGCTTCGTTACAACGAGGAAAAAGATATATGGGTATTAGAATACGACTCCAGTAATGTCCCTACCGTTATCAAAGCTGTCTCAGGCGTGGGCGGATCTATGCCTAAACACTTTCTTCTTGACATGGCACAGAAGAGAAAATGACTGCTCAAGGTAATGGCAACATGTTACTAGCAGAAGCGTATGGACGGCACTTCATGGGAAAACCGGCTTCGGTTAGGCGTCCTTCCGAACATTTGAGTGCAGAGCATTACGAAGCGTTTCTTGAGATTGCTTCGGAAGACGAGCTTGAATACGACGTATTACTGCTGTCAACCTGGAGGCTTATTCGTGAGAACACTTAAAGATGGCACACTCAAGTTCAAGCCTTCTACACTGAAAGCCGTTGAGTGGATGCAGCAAGACCCTCAGCCAATGAGGTCAATGCGTAAGCAGACCCCTGTTAAGATTTATTCTGGTGGTGGCTGGGTAAAGGCAGTGGTTGTACAATGGAATGCAACAGGGATAACCTGTTACGTGCCTCGAAACGCGAAAGGCAAACAAACCGTAACCGTGCGGGACAACCGAAACATCCGAGAGGACTCTTCAAAATGACCAAAGACGATGTCAATCATCCATCTCACTACACCGAAGGCCGCGCCTTTGAAGTTGTCGATGTCCTAGAGGACTGGGTTGGCAGAGCACCTGATCCCGTGCTGGGAAGCTTGCAATGGAATAGCCTAAAATACCAGGGAAGGCTCTGGGATAAGGAAAGCCCCCTGAAAGACGCCAAGAAGAGTCGGTGGTACCTTAACCGCCTAATCGACAAGCTTGAAGCCGCGCAAGCTACCGAGCAAGCTACCGAGCATGGTGCCGTAGGCTTTAAGCACGTTCCTTACATTATTCCTGCTGATGTCCTAGAGGACTGGGTTGGCACCGAGCAAGTTCCTTTTACCGCTACCTACGAAGACGTACTTGAAGATAAGATTCTTTCTGCGTTAGAAGGTAATGATCCTTATCAGGTAGATGTAGACGAGCAGGTGCCGGGGTGGTAGAAGGTAATGACCCTTTGGGTTTTAATTGACTCTAGGCATACTGGGTCAGTTGCTTGCTGGCCTTGAAACTAATAACCGAGCTAAGAGTCGATCAACCCCTTTATAGCAAGGCCCGTCCGAGGGTAACCAAGACCGGACATGCTTTCATGCCAAAGGCTTACCAGGACAAACGCAAAGCGATGCTGGCATCCATTAAAGAGCAGTACACTGGAGATCCTTTAGAGGGTCCTCTTCGCCTAGAGATTGACGTGTCAGGAGAAGCTAGGGCTGATACGGACAATATCGCTGGAGCCCTGATGGACTGCGCTAATGGCGTATTGTGGGTCGACGATAGGGTTGGCATAATCCCTGAGCTTCAAGTGCGCTGGGTGAAAGCCGCGAAAAAAGATTCAGTTTGGCTGATACGCGTCTACAAGATATAATGGTCAAAGATTGAGGACCTGTTTTGGTAGAAATTCGTTGTAATGAAAATGATTTTGACTACAGGAGAGAAGAAGGCGTAAACCAGTCGTCTCTCAAAGCAATCTTAAAAAGTCCAGCCCATTATCAAGCAGCGCTAAAGAACAGGTTAATTCCAACTCCGGCCATGGAGATGGGCACTGCTTTGCACTGTTTATTACTAGACGGCAAAGAAGCTTTTGATGCTCAGTATGTCAGAAAGCCTGATGGGATAAAACTAAGCACTACAGAAGGCAGGCAATGGAAAGAAAGCATTGGAAGAAAAAAAGTTTTGTCTACTGGAGGTAAAGATGATCCGTGGGGAAGCGTACTGGGGATGGCAGCTGAGCTAGGCAAGTTGGCGTGGTTTGATTATGAGCAAAAAGATTACATCAAGAACAATGAAGTCTCTATCTATTGGGAAGACCATGGGGTGAAGTGCAAGGGACGCCTGGACCGTGTCTTACTCGAACAGGGCATCCTTCTTGACTTGAAAAGCACAGACACCGTCGATTCTGAACTGTTTCAAAAGAAGGTAGTGGGTCTTGGTTATGACTTCCAGGCCGCCTATTACACTCGTGCCGCTGAGAAGGCTTACGACAGGCCATTCCGTTTTATCTTTGCTGCTGTGGAGCGCAAGGCCCCTTTTACCGTGGACCTGTTTGAAGTCTCGCCGGACATGATGGCTGAGGGCATGTTCAAGGTTGACAAGGCCCTAGCATTGTATGCCGAGTGTGAGAGTTCTGGCGAATGGCCCAACCGTGAGCCACGGGTCTATGATTTGGACTACCCAAACTGGTACAATTCTGTTAGAGCAGAAGAGTCACAGGAGGAGGAACATGTTTTCTGAACTCATGAATAAAGAAGTACACACCGCAAAGCTGATCAGTGTCTCCCGCCTGGCTGATTCAGACCTAATCAGTCTTTTTGAAGGGACAAGGTCGCATGACCTAGGCGATGATCAGGAGCTTCGTGAAGCTGAGTTCATTACCACCTATTGTGCAAGGGTATCTAACCCTGCAAATCAAGAAAACGTAAGCACAGCCCCCAGGCTGCTTCGTTACCTCATGAAGCACCGGCATTGGAGTCCGTTCGAGATGTCGAACATGGTAGTTAGCATTGATACCACAAGGGCTATCGCCGCTCAGATCTTGCGTCATCGGAGTTTTTCGTTTCAAGAATTTTCACAGAGGTATAGCGACGTTTCCGAACTCCCTCCTATAGGTATGCCTCTTCTTCGCCGTCAAGATACCAAAAACAAACAAGCGAGTTACGATGACTTGCCTCCGTCAGTTGTCGATCGCTATGAGCGCCACATTGCAGAGCTGTACGCAGGGGCCAATGATTTGTATCACAATATGATTGCAAATGGTGTAGCAAAAGAATGCGCCAGATCTGTTTTGCCGTTAGGGACGCCTACAAGGATCTTGATGAACGGAACTGTTCGGAGCTGGCTTCATTATTGCGGGATTAGAGCTGGTGTCGAAACTCAGCTTGAACACCGCCTAGTAGCTCAGTCTGTCAAGTCGATTTTTGCAGAGCAGTTCCCTACGATTTACAAAGCAGCTTTTTAACAAATTGTTACGGTATACTGACATCTAGGCAGCCAAGCCTTTAAAGTGGTCTTACTTAATTTTTTCTTAAAAACATGCACTTTTACTGAAATGGCTACAACTATTGCGCTACAGCCTCAAAATTTTTGGAACAATTTCTGTGATTGGGTCACCTCCACGGGTAACCGTCTATACGTCGGTTGGTTCGGTGTGTTGATGATCCCCGTGTTGCTCGCAGCAACCACTTGCTTCATTATCGCTTTTATCGCCGCTCCCCCCGTAGACATCGATGGCATTCGTGAACCTGTTGCTGGATCGCTCCTTTATGGAAACAACATCATATCGGGAGCAGTCGTCCCGTCTAGCAACGCCATCGGCTTGCACTTTTACCCAATCTGGGAAGCATTCAGCGTTGATGAATGGCTTTACAACGGCGGACCTTTCCAGCTCGTTGTCTTCCATTTCCTTATCGGTATCTTCGCTTACATGGGACGCGAATGGGAACTTAGCTACCGGCTAGGCATGCGCCCTTGGATCTGTGTTGCTTACTCAGCTCCAGTAGCTGCAGCTTCTGCAGTCTTCCTCATTTATCCTTTCGGCCAAGGTTCATTCTCAGATGCAATGCCACTCGGAATCAGCGGAACGTTCAATTACATGTTGGTTTTCCAAGCTGAGCACAATATTCTCATGCATCCCTTCCATATGCTTGGAGTGGCTGGTGTATTTGGGGGTAGTTTGTTTTCTGCTATGCACGGAAGCCTGGTTACAAGCTCTCTTGTTCGAGAGACAACTGAAATCGAATCTCACAATCATGGCTACAAATTTGGACAAGAAGAGGAGACTTACAACATCGTTGCAGCGCACGGCTATTTTGGTCGGCTTATTTTCCAGTACGCTAGCTTTAACAACAGCCGTAGTCTCCACTTTCTCCTTGCCGCTTGGCCTGTTGTTGGCATTTGGTTTACCGCTCTTGGTGTCTCTACAATGGCGTTCAACTTAAATGGCTTCAACTTCAACCAGTCCATCGTCGAGTCACAAGGACGTGTCGTTAACACCTGGGCAGACATCCTCAATCGAGCAGGTCTCGGAATGGAAGTCATGCACGAAAGAAACGCTCACAACTTCCCGCTCGATCTTGCGGCAAGTGGCGCCACACCTGTGGCCTTGATGGCCCCTTCAATTGGCTAGTCACTTTATAGTTGACTGTGGTAACCATCTAGTCACTCATGATGGTTACGTGCAGATGGGGATCTTCCACCATTCACTGGAAGATCACCTTAGGCTGAACAGCGAGATAGATTGGCAGGTAACCTATTGGGTTCCTGATGTGTTCATTGAACGTTACAAAAGGTTAAGCTATCAGCAACATATGATTGTCAACGCAGGCTCTCCTCCTACTGACAATTCTGCAAACTACAAAGTCAAACTGAACCCATAAACTTATTTATGGAAATTTACGAATTAAGAGTTACTGATGCCTGGATACGCCTTGTTCACAAGTCTGTCTCTAAGCACCTAGACACTTGGCCGGGAGGAGACCCAGCGGAGCAGTTGGCGCTTATGGAAGCAAAAGGGCATTTGGACAAGCTAATGCTAGAGCTTTTGTTTTCAAAAGCCTTAGATGGATAATCTCATCCCCTTTTTAATGCCTCGGCATACTAGCGGGACGAGATGTCACTCTATGACTCAAGAATGGCGTGAAGCCAAAGCTAAGATAAGTCCTGGGCCAATATGGAGCTACCAGCGAGGTTACAGAGTAAACCAGGCAGGCAGGCATGAAGATGAAAAAGCTTATAGAGCTTTTCAGTTTTACTTGAACTCTGGCGCCAGTAGGACACTCTCTAGTGCCGCCGAAGCTTGCGGGAACGCCACTGCGACTGTAGCGAAATGGTACGATATCTATTGCTGGGGTAAGCGTTGTGCAGCGTACGACAAGCAGCAAATGGCGATTACTTTCAAGGAAGCCAACGCTGTAGAACGTAAGCGTCATCGCCAAAACATTCAAGAATTTCGCCAATCCAACGAAGATCAGGCGCGAATGATGATGGACGTCAGTTCAGACCTAATGAACATCGTGCAAAAACGCATACAAAAAGCAGAAGAGAACGAAGAGGATATTCCAATGGGCTTGTTGTCTGGTCTCATTCGGGCAGCCTCTAATATTTCAGATAGTGGCAGACAAGCTTGGGCAACCTCTTTAGGGGTCACCGAGTTAATGCAGGTTGTAGATCAGGAGCTTGAGGAAATTGCATCCGTAGAAGAGGCTGATATTTATGAAATACCACTGGATGAAGATTAATGGCAGTTAAAGCGGGCAATGACTTCCTAGAGAGAGCGGCCTCTGGTCAGGGTCTAGTAAAAGAAGTCAAAAATAGAAAGGCCGCCAAAGGTCCTGGTAAAAATATTGTTTTGTGGAAATTTATCCGCAAAGTAATGCCCAGTTACAAATTTTACAAATTTCATGGAAAAGTTATTGAGCAACTCCAAAGAGTTATTGACGGAGAGTGCAATAGACTCATACTTCAGGTGCCGCCAAGACACGGAAAGAGCCTACTTGCTTCGCAGTTCCTTCCTGCTGCTTATCTACTTGCTCATCCCGACCGTTATGTGGGTATTTGTTCTTACTCCGCAGAGCTTGCCGAAGGGTTCTCCCGTAAGGCTAGAGATTACTACTCGGAGGGTGGAGGGTTACTAAACAAAGCAAGTAAAGCCGTTAATGCTTGGGGAACAGAAAGCGGAGGAGGTCTATGGGCCGCTGGTGTAGACGGCGCTGTGACTGGCCGGTCTGGGCATCTTCTCGTGATCGACGATCCAGTCAAGTCCAGGGAAGACGCGGAGTCAGCAAAGATTATGGCTAAACTGGACGACTGGTACGGCTCAGCTCTTTATACACGTCTTGAGCCTCACGTAGGGGCGATCGTCGTGATTCAAACCAGATGGTCTGAGAATGACTTGATTGGCCAGCTACTAGAAAAAGAGCATAACGCTACCGAGGAGGGACGAGAAAATTGGACTATCGTAGACCTGCCAGCCTTTTATGAAGACGAAGGTGACCGGCCTAGACTGCCAGAACATTGCCCTCGCGTACCCGACTGGAGGGAAGAGATTGGTACTGCACTCTGTCCGCAACGCTTTGACGAAAAAGCCTTAAAAAAAATAAGGGAGACCATTGGCTCAAGAGATTTTGCCTCTTTATACCAACAAAGACCGGCGCCTGAAGGCGGAAACATGTTTGCTCCCGAATGGTGGCAATATTACAGCCATGACACAAAAATGCCAGAATTTCAGAGGATCATGCTGTCGGTAGATTGTACTTTTACAAACACAAAAAAAAGTGACTATGTTGTTGGCGCTGTTGTAGGCCAATCAGGCAATTCTTTCTACGTTCTTGATCTCGTGAGATCCAAGCTTGACGTAGTGGGAACTATGGCTATGATTTCAAACTTTTACCAAGGCAAACACGCCATCTCTGGTTGCGTTATTGAACTTGCCGCATCAGGTTACGCAGTTTATCAGATGATGCAAAAAAAGATTCCAGGAATGATTGGATTTACACCAGAAAAAAGCAAACAAGCAAGAGCTGCTGGAATTGTACCTTTGGTCGAGGCTGGTAAAAGTTTGCCTTCCGGCTAGCGCTACATGGTTAGATTCTTTCATTAACGAATTCTCTTTGTTTCCTGCCTCGAAAAACGACGACATGGTTGATGCTATTACTATGGCAATCAATTATTGCTCCCAAAGGTCCGTTCCGCGAATGACCGAAGTCGTTTGGGGCAGAAGCAACAGAGCTCTGCCTGAAGTGCAAAGGCATTCTCTTTGGTAGCATGCTGATATACTGGTTTAAAGAATAGAAAAGAATGGCTCGTCGTACAGCTAAATTCAAAATGGACAAGGAGCAGCAATTGCTTGCTTCTGAAAACCTTAATTTAGCACGAAGAGAAGCTTGGCGATTACAAAGAACTACTGGTATTGATTATCACACTCTAGAGTCGGTGGCATTTGAAGGACTATGCAAAGCAGCTTATCGCTATGATGCTTCCAAACCTCATCCAGTAACGGGGAAAAGTATGAAGTTTTCCAGTTTAGCCATACCTACCATCCGTGGCGAGCTGCTTCATTGGGTCAGAGACAGGACTTATGCTATGAGACTATCTCATAAGATGAGAGAACGATGGGTCAAAGGCCGAAAACTTCTGTATCGCGGATCTAGTGATATTGAGATTGCCAAAGAGTTGAAGATAGAATGTCAAGAATGGCAAGAGATTCGCAAAGTTTGTTCGGGGCCACCTCTTGAGCTAAAGGAGCAGGCTCAACCAACAGAGGCTTTGGAACCCAATGAAGTTGATTTCGGTTCGCTGTACATGAAAATGGCGAAAGAAACTATTGACAAGTTGGGAGAAAGCGCTGAGGTATTAAACCAGTTAGAGGTTTATCTAAGCGGCACAGGCTCACGGTTACCCGTTCTAGCAGTTGACAGGCTGTTGAGTTTGTCAGGGTGCCGCACTACCTCCTGGGACAGCATTGAGGATAATCTTATCGAAGGCTGTGAAGATTTGTCTAACGGCAGAAGCCAGCCCAGCTTGTTTTGATGCTATACTGGGAGCATGGCAATCACACAGGCAAGCCTTCAGGCTATCAAAGCAGCTCCCTTGTCGACAGTAGTCGAATCTCTAGGAGGGAAGCTTAAGAGAGTTGGGCACGAGTTTGTCACACAGTGTCTTTGGCATGAAGATACCAACCCGTCTTTAACGATCAACGATCAGAAAGGCTTTTGCTTTTGCCATGTGTGCCGTGGTGGTGGAGACATCTTAGACTACGTCCAAAAACGCAAAGGGATGAATATGCGTGACGCTGCCGAGGTAGTGGCAGGTATTCATGGCATCGTTCTGGAGACTGACGATGAGGACTCTGAGCAAGCTAAGACACGAAGAGCTGAGATAATAAGAAGCTTAGTGCATGCCGAAAAAACACAAGAGACTTTCAAAAAAAACTGGAGAAGTCCAGAAGCTGCGGCTTTTCGCAAAATATGGACAGGAAGGGGACTTACTACAGAGGCTTCAAGAGAGTTTGAGATAGGCTATTCTTTTAGTGGGGAGTTCGCTTGTCGTATAACGATTCCTATTCGAGACTACAAAGATAGGCTTGTAGGGTGGACTGGTCGTGCGACGAAAGAAGATCAGGCAGCCAAGTACAAGAATAGCTCTGACAGTAACATCTTTCATAAAAAGATGCTGGTGTTTAACGAGCCTCGCGGTCTTGAAGCGGCTCGGGAGGCCGGTTGTTTGGTTTTTGTAGAAGGGCACTTGGATGTTATAAGCATGTGGCAAGCTGGAATCCGCAACGTTGTGGCGATGCAGGGGACTGGTGCGCCGGATGTTTCTACTTTGAAAAGGCTTTCACGTAGCGTAAAGAATTTCGTTCTATGCTTTGACGGAGACCCTGGTGGACAGAAAGGCGCCGAGCAATTTATATCAGCCGCAGGGGCAATGGCATCTGCTGGTGAGCTTAACATCAACGTTGTAACTCTGCCTGACAAAAAAGATCCTGATGAGATGGTCAGGAACGGTGAAGACCTTTACAGCTACATCGCTGGGGCTCCTTCTTGGCTGGATTGGGTTATAGATACTTGGGCTTCTGCTCTAGACAAAGACAACGCTTCTATGATTACTGAGGTCGAGAAACGCCTTAGGCAGCTAATTGACAAGCTTCAGTCTAAGGCACTACGGGCTCATTACATAGACAAGGCGTCAAGAGTCCTTTCTAAAACCGACAAAGAAGCTGAAAAAATCAGCAGGCAATGGGGAAGCATTAACATTGAGGAAAAGGTCAAGACCTGGACTCCTCGCAGCCCTCACGATGTCAGGCTTTCCGCAGAGCGCCGTTTGCTCCGTATTTATGTCCACAAAGCCGAGAGAAGGGAGGAATTGAGACCTTTGGTTGAGAAGATCACGAACCCCGCCTTGGTTTGGCTGTGGAACAGGCTCAAGGACCTAGAAGCATGCTCAGACATAGACCTGACTCCTTACAGTGTCATGGCCGTTGTAGCCGTATCAGAGCCTCATTACATGCAACAGCTTAGAACTTTGATTAGGCCAAACGTACCAATTGATGATGACGAAGGAGTTTTGCGACATTTACGTGGTATAATGGATGGAGGATAATTCTTTAGGGTCTTTATGAGTCTTACTCCCATAAGCCATCTAAGGGATGAAGTAATCAGTCTGTACGAGCAATATGGCTCTTACCTTGGAGCGGCTGCTGCGCTGTACGATAGATACAACTATCTTGCAAAGCCTAATCAGCTAAGGAGCTATATCAAGACAGAAGTTAAATTTGTCCAACCTGACTACGAAGTCTTAGAAGAAACAGTTCGATTAGCAAAAAGCCATCAAAGGCTTCAGGATGTAAATCGCATCCAGAATAAATCATTTCGAGAATATGCTCGAATTGAGAATGCTGTCGCCGCATATAACGAAGCGCTTGTTTCGGAGCTTAAGGAGCTGGGGGCCTCCCTTCGCGAATGCGACCATGACCAGTGGCTGTGGCGTAAGACAGGTCCGCTTGAGCCTGATTCCGCCACTCTGGTTGTTCATATCAGCGACAACCATTTCAATGAGCTGGTCAATCTTCCGACGAATCGCTTTGACTTCGAGGTGGCCTCAAAGCGTTTGGCACTTTTGGCTCAAAAAACCAAATTACTAGGTAAAGCCTATGGTGCGGAACGTGTGGTAATTTTCTTTGGCGGTGACCTAATGAACAGCGATCGTCGTCTGGACGAATTGCTTGCTATGAGCACTAACAGGGCTCGTGCAACGCTATTGGCGGTTCACCTGTACAAGCAGTTTCTGGTGGACTTGCGTTTAAATTTTTTCGTTGACTGTTTTGGGGTAACAGGAAACGAGTCGCGAGTCAAAGACGATCTAGGGTGGGTAGATATTGTCGCTACAGATAGCTACGATTTCACTATTTACGCAATGCTTCAGGCGGTGTTTGAAGCGATTGACGATGAGGGGTTCCAGTTTCATGAATTTCAAGCCAACGAAGTGATCTTTAAGATTCATGGTCAGACTTTTTTGGGCATTCATGGACATCAAATCAATGCTACTGACCAAAAGAAAGTTCAGGCTATGATTGGTAAGTACGCAGCCAAAGGAATTCAGATCAATCATATTCTTTGCGGACACATTCACAGCAGTATGGTTTCTGACTATGTTTCTCGAAACGCCAGTCTCGTGGGCTCTAACGCCTATTCTGAGGAGGCACTGGGCTTTGTCTCGAAAGCAGCCCAAAACATCCACATCGTCACTCCTCAAGGACTTGACGGGGTCAAGTGTGATCTACAAAACGTGGATAATGTTGAAGGCTACGAGATTATTGAGCGGCTTGTTGCTTACAACGCTCGCTCAGCCGACAAAGCGGGTGAAAGCCTTCGGGATTCTGAGACTCTTATCAGAGTGGTAATATAATCAATGGAAGACGTCACTCTCTACACTCTCGAAGACTGTCCCTGGTGTGTTCGAGCTAAAAAGCTTTTATATGCTTTTGCACAGAAGTTAATGGAAAGTTTGACAACTATCCAACAGTGCCCTATGTTGTTATCGACGGAAAAGGCATAGGAGGTTTCACCGAACTCGCTGCATATTGTCGTAATCATCTCTAATCTATGAATTTCAAGACCACGCTAGCCTCAGCCTTCCTTTTTCTAGGAAGTCTGGGGTCTTTCCCTGTTCGGTCAGGGGACTTGTTATTGTTTTGCTCCAATCCTTATTACTATGAAGACTATCAGCGCCTAAAGCCTTTAGGAGACTTGGTCTCAACCGGGGAAGGTGATTACAATTCAGTAAACAGGGGCTATGCCGGAGACACGCCTGGAGGTATCCAGAGTCTTACAGGCAAAACATTTAACAACTACACGGTGGGCCAAGTCATGGCTTACCAAAGCCGATGGCTTTACGCTGTTGGCCGCTATCAATTGATCCCGTCGACATTGCGTTTCGCTGTAGCCAATTCAGAGGTAGAAAGGCTAGACATGTTTACGCCTGAAGTTCAGGACAGATTGATGGCAGCTTTGATTTTGCACAAGAGACCTGCTATAGGTGGCTACATCAAAGGGCATCACGACTCAGTGCATTTGGCTATGGATGAAACAGCCAGGGAGTGGGCCTCTGTCGAGTTTCGCAATGGTCGTGGCTATTATGACGGCATTGGGGGCAATCGCGCCAACATCTCTCGCGTTGATCTAGAGCAAGTGTTAAAAGAAATCAAAAAAGACTGGCATATCGGTCTTTAACCGGTATGCTACTTATGCAGAGCAAAAGTGAATTCTATGGTTTTATTCACAAAGACCAGCACTCCTAAAAACAGTCCTAAAAAAAAGACATCACAAGGTAACGGTCTTCGTAAACGCGGAAGCTTCAAGCAACAAAACGGCAAAGCCTATCGTGGGCAAGGAAAAAATTGATTTTTCTTGATCAAAAAACATCACCAACACAATGACCTGTAAGAACCCATGCGCGGATTGCAAGTGTACCCCCTGCGGACACCTAGCCATCGACGACGATCTGTACGTCGAAATAGACGACGGCACATTTGCCTCTGTAGATCTGACAATCTCCGAGATCGAGCAACTAAGAGAGCAGAAAAGGTCTATCTCTGCTTACGCTCAAGAAATTTTTAACAAAAGACTCGAAAACTGATAGGTTTTGAGTTAACTTAAAAGTTTTTAAGTTAAGGCCCTGTCTGGGGCTTTTCCATGCACCATAGCCAGACAAACTACTTTCACCTGACAAGAATTATGCCCGAGTTCAGTAGCAGCGCTCCCTCCGCTGAAACAGTGTTTTACAGAACCTATTCCCGCCGCAAAGAGGACGGAACCAGGGAGAATTTCCAGGAGGCAATGTTTCGGACAATCACCGACCTGGCTGCTATTGGTAAATACACCAAAGAAGAATATGATCTTGTTCGCGAGCAAGCTTTGGCTCAGCATGCTTTCCCTTCTGGTCGTGCTTTCTGGGTAGCAGGTACCGATTGGAGTAAGCGGCCTGAAAACTTTTCTGGCTACTACAACTGCACCTCGACTCATATTGCTGACCTGGAAGCTTTTGGGCTGCTTGTAGACCTTGCTATGCAGGGCTCAGGGACTGGCGCGGTGTTAGAGGAAGAGGTGGTTTCATCGCTGCCTATCGTGAAGACAACAATCAGGCAGTTGTTTGGCGGCAGGAGACCTGGAGCCGTCCCAGAAGGGGAGCGTAAAGAACACACTCTCGTGGTAACAGAGAAAGGAGACCCCGACTATCCTGGAGGACCAACCGTTAGGACTAGGATCCTTGTCGGAGACTCTAGACAGGGATGGAGAGACGCTTATCAGGCTATTATCAACATAGCTCATCAACACAATCAAGCCAGTATCAATCCACCCGCAGTTGTGTTTTTGATTCTCGATTTTGGGAATGTTCGCCCAGCTGGGCAGAGATTGAAAGGCTTCGGCGGCACTTCAAATCCTGTCAAACTAGAAGAGGCTTTCAGCAAAGCTATCGACCTTCTGAATAGCGCTATTGGACGTCGACTTACCCCAATTGAAGCCTGCCTCCTTATCGACGAAGCTGCTACCGCTATTGTGGCTGGCAACATTCGACGATCTGCTGGCATGCGTCAGTTCTCTCAGGATGATTCCGAAGCTGCCACCGCCAAGCTTGGCCTTTACGCTCAAGATGAGGAAGGTAATTGGAGCGTTGATCCCAAAAAGGAAGCACTTCGGATGGCCAACCACACCCGCTGCTATCACACAAAGCCATCTCTTGACGAGATAAAGGATGCTGTGACCAAGCAGTTCCAATCCGGCGAAGGGGCTATCCAATATGTTCCCGAGGCAATCGCACGGGCAAACGCCGACCTTTTAAATAAAACTGTTCGTCGCTATAACCTTAAAGAGGAGTTCATCCATATCTATACCAAGGAAGGACGAGAGGCTGCTAGGGAGTATCTTAGGATGGTCAATGAGACAACTCGCGAAGGAAAGTGGATCGACAAAGAACTCGATCACCGCATGGACCGCTACGGCCTCAACCCTTGTGGCGAGATTATTGGCCGCGACTTCCACTGCAACCTTAGTGAAGTCCATCTAAACACCATTGACCCTAGTGACTATGAAGCACAAAGAAAAGCCTTTTATGCCGCTGGACTCCAGGTCGCTGCGCTACTACAGCATGAATTCGTCCACGAAAGGTACCAGTACAGTCGGAAGATCGATCCAATCGTTGGTGTTTCTTTCACTGGTCTTTTTGACTTCTTGGTGCATGCTGGCGGCTATGAGTGGCTGAAGTGGATGATGGAAGGCCGTAAGGGCCGCAAGAGTTCGGATCTGTTTAACGGGATGGAGCGGATGTACTTAAGCCTGTGGAGAGAGGCCGCTCACCAAGGCGTCAAAGACTACTGCAAAAAACATAACCTACGCCTACCCAACCGTATCACTACGGTTCAGCCTGCTGGTACCAAGTCCTTGCTGACTGGCGCCTCCTCTGGTTGGCATCCTCCAAAAGCTCAACGTTTTATTCGGAGAATTACCCTTGGCGTCAATGACCCCCTTGTCCCTGCTCTCATTGAGTATGGTTATAGCGTTATTCCTGCCCAGTCTGCTCGGGACGACGATGGGAATCTTCTTGATGATATTAGTGATCCTAGAGTTCTTGAGGTGCTCGTGGAAATCCCGACCGAAGTAAGCTGGGCAAACATCCCTGGCTGCGACGAGTTCGACCTCTCTGAGCTTTCCGCAGAGGCTCAGTGGGGCCTTTACATGAACGTTCAGCAGATTTACACAGACCACAACACATCTGCGACTATCGAGCTTCGTGAGGACGAAATCGACACTCTGTCAACGCTTATCTACGAGAACATTGCTAGCGGTGGTGGCTACATCTCTGCAGCCCTTCTTGCTCGCTTTGATGTTTCTGGCGGAACTTTCCCTCGCTTACCTTTTGAGCCAATTGACAAGGAAACATACGACAAACTTATTACAATCCAAGAAATTTCAGGAACTAATGAAAAGTTTATTGATATACTGAATAAGTACGACAGTGAGGACTACTTATTGGAATCAATTGCGTCATGCACAAGTGCCGCTTGTGTGGCTAGAGCAGACGCTGACGAAAGAGAAGGCAAGCCATGAACAACACCTAAAGACATGACCTGGAACAAAGAGCATATTAACGAAATCAGGTATCCAGACCATCCTGACTTAGAGCAGGCTTTGGGCAATTTTCGTCAACAGTTTATTTGGTACGAGCAACAGCTGAAATACCGCAAACATTTCGGAATCGACACAGGCCCTGTTGAATTTGCATGGGCCTCTTTTCTCAAGCTTCGCAAAAAGTATTTTTCTCACTAAAAATCATGGCAACATTAGTAGATCATCAACTCAGAAGACTTTGCCGTAGTCAAGGCATCGTTGAGCCTTTCGATCCTGAGATGATAAACCCAGCGTCAATTGATGTAACTCTTGGGGAAAAAATATTAGTAGAGAATGATCACGGTAACTTTACCGAAGTAAGTATAAAAGATGAAGACTTTTACATGCCTCCAGGGGGTTTTGTTCTAGCAAGAACCGCTGAATGGATAAGAGTACCTGTTTCAACGGAATGTGTATTTCAGCTTAAGTCGTCTCGTGGTCGAGAGGGGTATCAACACGCTCTTTCTGCATATATCGACCCTGGTTTTCATGGAGTAATTACACTCGAACTGAGTAACTTGAGACGTTTTAAACAATTGCCTTTACGAGCTGGGCTTAGAATAGGGCAGTTACGCTTCATGAGACTGGAGGGTACTCCTTTGCGCTCTTATTCTCTTACTGGCCGATACCATAGAGACTCTACGGTCCAAGAGAGTAAAGGTTGATTTGACCTTTTTGGGTTTCAGGCAAACTAATAGAAGGGAGGCGAGATGCTCCTGAATATTCTTTTATCTACGGCGCGACGCCCACCATTGCAGCGACTGCTATGTCTCAAAAAATCCAGCATCCAGTAAATGACCCAAGGCTAGTCAGCTATCATCGTCCAGAGCTTGTCGCACTGCTGTCTCAGCTGGAGCGAGCTGAAGACTGCTGGAAGCTTTTCAACTCAGAGGGGCTAGGCGCTGCAAAAGAGAAGTACTTGCCTTCTGAGCCAGGAGAGCCAAAAGCTGCTTATGCTTCTCGGCTAGAAAGGTCTACTTATACACCTATTTATCGTGATTCGATCCGTTCTTACGCTGGGCTATTAAGTCGGTTTCAGCTTATTGATGCTCCTCCGAGCATGACAAAAAGTAAAGACAATGTGGATCTGCAGGGATCCAGCATGCAAAGCTTTTTGACTATGGTGGACGAGACCGTTCTGCGTGATGGCGGTGCGTTCCTCATGGTGGACATGATGCCTGATAATGGAGTCAATAATTTTTTCGATCAAATGAATGATGGTCGGCATCCTTATTTGATTTCTATTCGACGTTCAGATGTAATCAATTGGCAAGTAAGCTACGATCGAGGAACAGAAACAGTCGACAAGGTTACAATACGCCAGCTAAGAAGCAAGCCTAACGCTGATGGCGAATTCGGATCCTCGGTGGAGCCCGTGTATTACGTTCTTACGCCAGGCAAAGTTGAGACATATCGCCTGGTCAAGTCAGCTGCAAGACGCTGGGAAAACCAAAAAATTGACGAAGCAGTAACATACATGCCAATCATTCCTTTAGTTTGGTATGGGGCAACTACTAGCCGTTTTGCTCAAGGGGAACTCCCCATGGATGGCTTAGCCGATCTTAGTATCCAGCACTTTCAGATGCGCTCTGACCTGGCTGAGCTTCTTCATAAGTGTGCCATGCCTGTACCTGTAAGGAAAGGAGCTCCACTGGGGCCTGACGGCTATCCTGACAGACTTGTCCTGGGGCCAAACACTGCAGTAGACCTTAGCGGAGAAGGCGGTGACTTTCGCTTTGCTGAGCCTACAGGGAAGTCGTTAGAGCGTCACCAGTCCGAGATCAAGCATATAGAGGAGCTAATGGACCGGAGTTCCTTGAACTTTCTTTATGGAGCAAACGTCAAAACAGCGACCGAGGCGTCTCTAAGGGCTTCTCAAGTCACATCGAGCGTTGCTGCCTTGATCCGTAACAAGACTTCAATGTTTACGACTGTGATTCGTCTGTGGGCTTGGTATTCAGGAGAGAAAGCGTCCATCACCAGTGAGTCGGGCCTATCCGTAAACGACTCCTTGATAAGCAAGCCTCTCGAAGCCTCTGAAGTGGCTCAATTGATCAACCTAATGAACAATGAGGCCCTGTCTAAGCGAACGGTCCTTGAGGAGCTGCAAAGGGGTGGTGTCCTTGACCCTGACCTTGTAATTAAAGAAGAGCTAGAAAGGATCGAAAAGGACAAGGCGGCCAGTGATCCAGAGCCTGTGCCTGGTCCTGTAGATGAAGAGGCGCCCGAAGAGGTCTCTGAAGAAGTGCTTGAGGAGGTGGACGTTTAGCGGTCTTCGTGGTACACTTTTACAGAACCCATCTAAGAGGCTTTGGCCATGAGCATTTCAAACAAAGATCTGCAAAAAATTGGAGATCAAATTGCTGTAGTCGCTCGGTACACCTTTAAGCCTGAGTATGCTTGTGACTTTTCAGAAGCAGGCAATCAAATTGTTGAAATAGCTTTTGAAGAAATAGCAGAGGCCAGGGAATTTGCCCTTGAGTTTCAAAGGTCTTTGATTGATGTGACAGTGCTTGTTGCCGGAAAAGTAATAGCTTTGGCTGACTACAAAGAGGAGGCTTGAGTTACGATGCTTAGTCATGGTAAGAAGATCAGGTCTCATGGTGGTAGCTTTCTCTACGAAGTAATCGGCCCCGTTTGCGTCCTTTACGACAGAGAAAGCCTGCCATGGCCATCTTGCTCTTTGCAATGGAAAGGCAAGCAACCCTCTTGGAATAGGCAGGGAAAACGTTTCGTGGCTGACATAGCTGCTTCTCGTTGTAGCGCTTATGCTGTTTCTGCTCAGGACCTATGGGGTGCTAATTGGACACAGGTCCTGGTGTTCTACGAGCAAAGACTCAGCAAAAAAGAAAAACATTTTTGGTACTGGAAAGGCCCATCATCCAAAGCGCCACCTGATTATGAAAAAATTTAACAAACCTATCAGGGGGATCAACTGGCCTGCTATATTTGAGGCAAGGCCAGAACTCAACCCTCCTGGCTACAACGAACTCTTCAATCTAATTCAAAAGGAGAAGGCCAATGGAAAAGATCAAAAATGCTTGCCAGCTAATAGCTGAGCACATCCGAAAAGTCGAGATAGAAGAAGATTTGTATCAAGAGATGAAATTCATCCGAGCCGATGTGATAGACTACCTCTTGTGTCAGGTAAACCAAGACGAGTTCTTCGACGATTTTTACAACGACGCCGACCTTTACAAAAAACAAGGAGTTTCAAAATGACTAGATCAAACCGCACACTGACCCAGTTTGCAGTCGACCAGCTCAAGCAATTCGCTAATGGCAAAACGGATTTGGGGGGCAGGAAAGAGGGTAACACGACAACTTCTGTCCACCTTGATCACTTCAACGACGAGACAACTTTTCAGGTTTTCCTATTTGACCAGTGCATTTTTGAGGCAAGCTCCACTCACATAATCCTTCGCAACGGCGGCTTCTTTGACGCTAAGGGCAGGCCATCAAGAACCACTCGGGAGCGCCTTAACGGCCTCCTGGATGCAGCTGGAGAGCTTGGCTGGATACCTCAAGGGGTTCGAGCTTTCCTCGCCAACAACGGGCAGAAAGACACTTGTTTCGTGGGCCATGGCAAAACTGTTGCGGTGCTCGACAACCAGTGCCCTGACCGGGTGATTGTCAGAAACAGCAATCAATTGCTGGTGTTCTGATGGTAGAATAAATAGAATCGTCGACTCGAAGGAGTGCAGTTCGACCCAGGCTATACGACGGGGACCTGGGCAGTCATGGAGAAAAGCCATGAATGTGCTACAAATGATCAAGGAACAGCAAAAGCGTAGGAACCTTTTGAACAAAACTCAATTTCTTATGAGCAAGACCTATAGGGGGTCTGCGTACAGTTCCGCCCATCAAGCTCCAACTTCTGGTAAGCACCCAAAATGCAACTATCGAGGAGTTGGTTACATTAAATAGCTAACAACTTGTCTCAAGCCCCCTGAGGGGCTTTTTTTTTGTTTTACTCAACACATTACGTTTAATTACTTGCTTCTTGGTCAGCCAAAAAGGTAGAATCAATGTAACCAAGAAGTCTTACCATGTCGATCGCTTTGATCATGTCTTTTTTGATTGTGCTTTGCATTTTCGGAATTGTTAAGTAATAATAAGTAATTGCACAAAATGCTTTATCCCTGGTAAGATTAGACTTGTCAGGCAAAGAGCTGCTCTTGGAAAACCCAATCCATCTTTATTGCGTCCATTTCTTCGATGAAAATGGAAAAGCCGTGATTCTACAGAGTTACGAGACCTTCTCTGAAGCTCAAACAGGCGCGTATCAGTGGAGAAAAAAGAAGCCTGACCATCTCGTTCACTACACAAGGATTGCAAGCCTTGCCACCTCATTCATCAAAGGAACCAATCATGGCCAATCAAAACTATCTCGTCAAGTATCTAAGCAAGGAAGGGTTTGAAGAGTACAAGCTGGCAACAGCAGTTGAAGCTTTAGAGCTTACACAGCCTGATTTCGCGAATGATCACGGAATTCAAGTGCTCTTCATTCAACCGTATCGATAAAACTATGCTATAATTCACTCATACCAAAGGAGAGATCCATGACCACAGCCGTCAACACCACTCTTGACCGGGCCATCGTCGACGAGAGGAAAGCCAAGGACGCCAAGCGCACCAAACGCACCGGCCTTCAGTACGAGCACTTCCAGCCTCGTCCTGCAGAGCGTGGCCTGAACCTGAGCGACTGCGCTGTACGCGCTGCTTGTTGGGCCACTGGAGAGGCTTATGAGGACGTCTTAAAAGAACTACAACAGCGCACTGACACATTTAAGTCACGCCCACAAGACATCCTTAGGTCAGGCACCCCGCTGATCGTCATCAGGAGGTTCATGCAGGCTCGCGGCTGGACATGGAAGCCTGCCTTGGGTCCATTCGTGACCAAAGAAGAGAACTTTGGTTGCTACAGGCACAAGACCACCCAGCGCAAAAACGTTCTATTCAATGCTGACAACCTACCACGTAAGTCATGCTTGGCCATTACTACCTCGCATGCCGTGGCGGTTGAAGACCATGTGGTACTGGACTCTTACGACAGTCGTGGCGACCGCAGTTGCATACTGGAAGGGTATTTTGTGAAAGAGTGTTAAGAGATAAGGGTCCTGACCAGGACTCTCTCTTGTTAGCTGCTACAATTCACACATACCAAAGGAGAACACCCATGACCAACCTCAACATTATCAAACACGAAACAGGTATCTGGGGCGCTTACGTTGGCGAAGACCAAGTAGGAGGGATCCTTACTCAAGACGGCGGCGACGGCTCCATTGCCTGCCAGGCAGTCCGCAGTTACCAAGCTTATTTTCGGGGGTTTAGCCACACTGGAACTCTTGCTTCTTGCAAGAAATGGCTTAACGACTGGGCTAAGGTTCTTTGAAGTTATGCAACAGGGGCCTTTGCCAGGCCCCATTAGCTGCTATGATTCACACATACCAAAGGAGAACACCATGAACACCTGTCTCGTCACCATTGAAGCCGAACACAATAGCCGCGTCCAAGCGGGTCTCTATGCTGTAGAGCACCTCTGGACCCTGGAGGAAGGCTATGCGGTCTATCCTAATGGCCTTAAGAACTACATACAGACAGCGCTGGAAGTAGATTTCGGTCGGTATGATGCAGAAGGCGATAATTACATATGCGAGCTTCTCAACTGTCTTCCAGGAGACATCATTGTTACCCATGTCGAGGTTTGACTATGAATCAAGAATCACAAACTCCCTTTCTGGTAAAACTTTGCAGTGAAGAGACCAGGCTAGTTAAAGCTCTAGGCTGGGACCACGAACAAGTACATAAGGCTCAACGCCGCTTCTCAGATGGCTATCAGCGAGTCCTAAGGCTCAACGAAAGTTATCGGAAGGCTTGCCAGGCCGATTATCACAACAAGAAAACAAACTAAATGACTACTCACGCAGAACTGCTCAGTCAAATTATCGACACAGCTGGAGCCCAGTTCGTTTCTGTTACTTTCACGAAGGCCAACGGAGAAGAGCGCCAGTTAACTTTCAACCCTAAGCATATTGGAGAGATCAAAGGCACAGGCACATCAAATCAAAACCCAAACGTCTTTAAGGTAATGGACATCAAGCTAAATCAATGGAGGTCTTTCAGAGCAGACCGGGTTATCAAGATCAAGGTCGCAGGCCAGACTAAAACCGTTCAGGAGATTTTGCAATGACTTCTATCGAAAATCCCATCAAAATCACAGAAGGGCGAATCTTTCGTAAAACTCAAAACGTTAGATTTCTGGACGTTTCTGTAGAAAACTCTAACGGCATTGATCTTGTCGAACATTTTGGCCGATCAATAAGCCCACCCAATCTTTCGTGTGGATTTAAGCAGTGGTATTGCCATCGTAATCAGACGGACAACAATCGCGTCATCCGTGGCCATCGCCTGTTTGAGTTGTTTAATCTTTCTTGGAAAAGACCTCATTGGTACGTTTTCCTGGACAAGGACGTTGGCGCCTTAGAAATTCCTCCTGGTTGTTATCATCGATCCGTTAGCGGTTTGTCAGGAAGTCTTCTTATTAATCATGCAGTAAGAAACGAAAACTACAACGAGGCAAAGGAATTTAACCCTCAAGTTATATGGAAACCAGCTCTTTATACTCCGCATTATTTCAACACTAACCCGTCCGAGGCTGATTTTTTTATTAATCATGGACACACGAAAAACTAAACATGACTGAACCAAAACCGCTTTCTGCTGAAAACTTTATCGAACAATGGGAGAAAATGCAGGAGGAATTTATTGAGGATGATTTTATGTTTAGGCTCTCTATTCCTTCTCTTGAAAGAACAAAGAAATGGGTGGCTGAAGAGAAGCCAATCCTGAAAGTATCACACAAAATTCCACCTCCTTGGAAATAACCACACTAATTAACTAATTCACCTTACAGCACGTGCCTTTCTTATGACCAAACAAACAACAGACCATAGTGGGAAGTTATCAAAGAAAAGGATCAGTGACTTTGAAGTGATGCGGATCTGTTTGAACAATGCTCCTGAGGGTGTTGACAAGAAACAGGTTGCGGAGATACTCAAGATACTGGAAGGCAAGGGTTTCTTAGATGAAGACGAGGACGATGGGTTGACATACGAGTACGAGGGCGAAGGCGGAGACTTCTTCGCGCTGGACGATGCTGGTGTAGAGCGCATTACGTCATACGTGGACAGCAATCCTGTACAGGTGACGCTAGAGCAGGTAGGTGGTGAACTTATTTTTACGATCGACCCTGAGGTATGGGCAAAAATCAATGAGGACAACTCATAACTAGATATACTGACTAGCGAACGACAATTGACCTACACACACTACCTTCAGCAAAATGAAACTACTAACACTTGATGATTACGAAAGAGCAGGAGAAACATTTTGGCCAAAGTATTGGTACGTTGCCAAAAAGCTTGGCGAAAGTGCTAAAACGGAAGACATTCTTAAATGTATGGAAGCGGTTGGCACTGTTGCCTTAAAGCTAGCACTGGAAGAGAAATCGGCGGGGCCTTTTGGATTCAAGAAAACGGAGGACAACTCATGAAAATGAAAAGTAAGAACTGGGGTGGTGGCATCCCAATGGGAAAAGATTATATCAAAATTAACTTCATGCGTCACATTGAAGATTGTGATTCACAGCTTAGAAAAGTTGATACCTTAACTTTTACTCTAAAGCAATGGGCAGCATTTAAACTAGAAATGGATCACTTATTTTTAAATTATCTTCAAGATCACTAATCATGAGCTTCTATTCCAAGCCATTCAGGGCTACTTCCTCTCTGGAAGCAATAAAGGCAGACATACACCCCGGTGAGCTGGTAGAATTGATTGATCCCGATGGAGGGCCTAGCAGCTTTTTTATTTGTGATCGCAATGGCCACTTGTTCAAAATACCCTTCACACTGATAACCAATGATTGATTTCCCATCCGCTGTCCTCCTTGAGCTACAGACAAACTGGCCCTGGTACCTCGGCCTATTTGTATGCGCCAACATCCTTTGGCGTATTGTTGACAGAGCGGAATGGAAACCTCCAAGCGAATAAAGAAAAAACAACCATGGATCAAGTTGCTCTAATTGTCGGTTCACTAGGGGCAGCCTCTCTATTTGTTGTCATCCCTCTGGCTTTGCATTATCTCTCAACAAAAACAGAATTATGAAACATTCCTTTGTTTTCTACCTTTTGGCTTCTTTTGTTTTAACAGCAACAGCACTTTACTTGACTGGTAACATTACTCCAAACCAGCCAAACAACAATCAATCTTGTGTATTTGCATGACCAAACAAAAAAATCCAAAAGCTTTGCAATGGTTCCAGAGGTCTCTCGGTAAATGGACTAGCGAGCGTCGGTACCTTTTCGCTCCAAAGTTAGAACCTGTTAACATGACAACCCACTTTACTGTAGAACAAGGATTGACGAACAATCAATTTGTGATTAAGTGGAAAGGTCAAACTTCAGGCATCATGGAAGTGGAATTAAATGGTGACGTGCTGAACAGGTCTAGAGATTACTTCGGAGAAGACAAGCATTCCAGTGCCGTAGAGATGGTTGACAATGATTCTATTGTGCTCCGCACTGAATACGGTGGAATGAGAGTGCGTGAAGAGATTAGACTTCTTCATGGTGACAAAGTGCGCCTCAGACAAACTATTGGGATTTCTGTGGAAACCGGCAAAGTTAATTTACTGGGACAATATGGAGAGTTCCGAATTTTTGACAATGCAGACGAAAGAGTCTGACTTTTCCGTCTGTTTCAAAGACGAAAAGAACATAGACCATTTAGTGACAGTCAGAGCACGATCAGCAACACATGCTATGGTCTTAGCGATGGAAGAGGTCGATGACCTCAGGATTCACCCAAACCGTATCTACCGTGTCACCAAAGAAGAAAAAGCATGAAAGACGTTATCACCCTTTTTGAGCGGACGACTTCAGAGGAGGTGTGGGCTCTAGACAAGGATCTTCCAAGCGATACTCACCTTATTGAATACACTGAAGACAATGTGCTATTGGTTGATGCTGCAAGAGCCTTCAGTAAAGTTGATGTCTTTGATTTTTATTATGATCAACTGTCACACAAGGCCGCTAATGGAGAGATCGGTACTTTTAGTATTGTCTCGATAACTAACGGACTTGGACTTGTGAAACCCAGACTTTGGAACGGACTATGATTGACATTGAAATTGATTCAACTGGAGGAATGTTCTCTATAGGTGATTTCAGTATTTCATGGGGAAACAGTGTCGATCCTTTCTTCGCTGATCTACGCATGGAAGGTTATTGTTCGTTCAATTTTGGAGAGAGATCTCTTGAGTTTGGCGCCATTGACCAGGAATACCCAGGCGTATATTTCACCGAATACATGGACGGTGAAGTAGAACGCACAAAAACTTTATTTTGCCTAAGGTAATCACATGGACAAACTACAAGCACAGTGGGAAGTCGTCAAGGAAGCTAATCCATCGTTCCTGGACGAATGTTATCGTTTATGCCTTTATGCTCGTTCAAAGGGTTTCAAGCGTTGGTCAGCAGATGCTATGTTCCATGTCCTAAGATGGGAATCAGCTTCAACTACTTCTTCAGATGACGTCAACGCGAAGATCAACAACAACTACAGCAGCCTTGCAGCTCGTGATCTAATGAATGAATACCCAGAACTTGAGGGTTTCTTTTCCCTTAGGCTAAGGAGACCCAGGTATACTGAAGGGCAGTTACACTGAGGTGCCCTGGCTCTATTGAATGCATGAACACCAAGCTCCTTCGGGGGCTTTTTTGGTGCCAGGACTTATTTTTTTTATTTTTTATTTTTTCTTCTTCTTCTTCTTCTTCTTCTTCTTCTGAAGACTTTCATGACCAACATGGACACCATGCACAGGATCAACATGGACACCATGCACAGCCAACATGGACGAGATGCACAACATCGATGGACACCATGCACAACTACACTTATGTATAAAGACCTATAATACAAATCCAATACACGCGCAAGGAAGTAAAAGCAGGCTTTTAGATCAGGTTATGGAGTGGGTCATGGGAAGGTAGTGGTTTTGCTTCGTTGGCCATATATCTGTCGCTGCTTGTATGAGGTGTCTGGGTGGCTCTGTGGGTGCTGTTGGGCGTTTTGTGGGTGGAATGTATCACATACATAAGTAGAGGCGCTTTGTAGGGCATTCTGAGAGGGGGTGAGATCTTAGTGGATACGGTGGGGGGACGGGCTTCGCCCTTGCGATTTGTCAAGTAATTGTACGAAATCGTAACGTTACAGTGTGTTACGAGTGACGGGACCGTGCCGGTGGCGAAAGTGGCCGCGTGTGGGAGGATTTTACGAGAAATGCAGGTATGATAGTGAACGAAGTTCACTTCGGGTGAGTATTTATACCTAGGCAAATATACCTAGGTACATATACCTATGCCAGTTGGGAAGTGTCATAGGCATAAATACCTAGAACAAATGTACTAAGTATAAATACCTAGAACAAACGTACTACCGCTCCAGTGATAGGTATAAATACCTAGAACAAATGTACTACTCAAATAGCGCAAAAAAAGACCTAGCTGATTAACAACTAGGTACTTTTACTATGTGTAATTTAGTGGGTGATCAGGTAAGCCTCAATTAGTGCTGGTTTAGTTAGCCTCTTCTTAATGCCTGTAATTTCCCGAAGATTCTTTACAGTTAATGTTTCGAGTTGATTGTAAAGAACTGAAAGTTGATTGATTGATGCTTTGGGTAATTCTGGAAAATGTAATTCAGTGGTGAAAGCTGAAAGTGAATCAATTGCGTGAAAGTAGCAGACGTAAAGTAAAACAAATGGGAAGCAGAGTGAGCGTAAAACAGTGGCGAGGTTGAAAGTGTGAATTAGTGAGCAAAGGTGAAAGAATAGTTTCATTGGTTAATACCGTGGAGTTTGTGTGAATTAGCGGGACGTCTCCCGCTTAAATCCAATTTAGGAGAAAATCGGGAGAACTGGCCAGAAAAGTTGTAAAAGTTTATGTTTAGAATGGTAACGTTTTTGGAAGCTTCCTAACGGCCTTTGATACGCGGCGTGATCGGTAGAATTCTGCGTCCCTGATTCGTTCTGGCCCTAGGTAGGGTCTGTCGTGCTTATCCCAAACCTCTTTCGATACGATTTCGTATTGGCGAGGCTTAAGGGATGGATGCTGATACGGTTTCGATTTTGGTATCGATCCGTACCTCCTGCCGGTCGAGATACAGTAAAGGATCCCTGCGAGAATTAATTCGATCACGTATCAACCTACCCCATGGATGCGGCGCCATGTAACCCACGTAATGGCTTGAAGCTCAGAAGCACGCAAACCAAGATCGGCCGCGGCCTGAGCGTAATCAGCCTTAATCTCTTTACGAAGCTTAACGCCTATTCTTGGCACGTCAGCCAGCGTCACCCGTGATCCTTGCCAAATGCACCATGCATGCCCATCGATGCAGACGTCTTCCAATCCGGCGATGCATGACGCAAACTCCCGCAGCTTAGGTCCGCTTAACACATCCAGAGCTTCGGGCAAAGTCTCTAGGCC